TGTTATGGACGGGTCTGCGACAGTCGACTCATTTGCAGCTTCGTCTGCAGTCGGCACATCGCATCTCTTCTTGCATGGAGTGAGGTGCAATACATCACTGATCGTTGACCCGAACGATGCAGCGACGGGGAACGTCACTGTGTTCTATCGGCCGTTGAACTTGACGTCGCCATGACCACGAATCGGGCCTTTGTCACGGACGTACTACGGGACATCCACGTCCTTGACGCTGACGAGACGGCGAGCGCTGAGGATGCGTCACTTGCGCTTCGTGAGCTCAACCGGCTCATGGCCGGCATGGTTCCGGATGGAATCGATCTCGGGTTCCCGCCCCAGGACAGCCTGTCTGATGACTTTCCGCTGGATTCCACTGCGGAAGCGCAGATCAGCTCATTGCTGGCTGTACGACTTCTCAAGCACTTCCCGGACGCGGCCCCAAGCCCGGCGCTGCTTTCAGATGCGATGACAGCTCGACTGCAGCTCGAGCGTGCAGCCGTACTTGCGAACATGGAAGAGGCCGACCTGCGACATATCCCGCTGGGTGAGGGATCTCGCGGCGGGTCTAGCATCCTCACTGACGACTGATGGATCTCCCGTTCCATTCTTATCGGCTGCGCTCTAGAAAGGCAGCCCAGACGCGGCTGCTCAATTGTTTTGCACAGATGCAGCCGCCAGAGGGCCGCAGCCCAACGCTGATCCAAGGCATTGCTGGGATTCGTCCGTTTGCGACGGTTGCGGGCTCAGTGCAACGAGCGGCGATCACTTTCAACGATGCGTTGTATTCGGTGGTGGGGTCCTCGTTCGTTTCGATTACAAGTTCCGGGGCGACGGTGACGATCGGCTCGGTGTCCGGTGTCGGCCAGGTCGATATCGCGAAGAATGTGAGCCAGATAGCGATTCTGGTCGAGCCGAACCTCTGGGTATATGACGGGGCAACGTTGAGCCAGGTCACTGCCACTGGTTTCACCAGCCGTGGCGCGAAGCGAATGGCGGTGATGGACAACTACGGTGCCTTCATTGAGCCCGAGTCCGGTCGATGGTTCATCTGCGATCTCGCCGACTTCACTGTGTATGACCCGTTAGATTTCGCAACCGCCGAGGGCGCGCCGGATGACTTGCTGAGTATCGAGTCCAACAATCGACAATTCATATTGTTCGGCGCTGAGTCGCTGGAGATGTGGGACAACACGGGACGAGCCGGCTTTCCGTTCGAGCGGAATCCGAACGGCTACGTGGAATGTGGATGTGGTGCTCCATATTCGACTTGTTCCATCGATCACACGGTGTATTGGATTGATCAGGACAGGCTCGCGCGTCGCCTTGAGGGCAACGTTGCCCGACGAATTTCCACTGAGGGTGTAGAGGAGCGCTGGCAGGATTACTCCACGATTGCTGACGCGAAATCGTTTCCGTATGTGTTTGATGGTCACACCTTCGTCGTGTTTACGTTCCCGGCTGTGGGTGCGACTTGGGTTTATGACATCAACACACAGGAGTGGCACGAGCGTCAGAGCTATGGCAAGGACCACTGGCGCGCTGCCTGGGTGACCAAAGCCTATGACAAAGTGCTCGTGGGCGATACAACATCAGGAAACATCGGGGAGCTTCATTCGGAAACCTTCACGGAATGGGGGCAACCACTGCTGCGTGAGGCTACGTCGGGCGCGATCGTTGATAGCGGTCGATGGATTCATCACGATCGTCTGGAATTGGATCTCGACGTTGGCAACGCGCCGCTCAGTGGTCAGGGTTCGGCCCCTGAGATCATGCTGGACGTGTCCAACAACGGCGGGGTGACGTTTTACTCAAAGACAAATCGTCAACTCGGCGCTACGGGTAAGTATAGGCAACGCGTGCACTGGGATCGTTTGGGACGCTCTCGTGAGCGCGTGTACCGATTTCGGTGCACTGATCCCGTTCCATTCACCGTAGCGGCCTCCAAGCTGGACGTGCGCTGATGCCGATTCGCCCGTTCAAGAACATTCCAAAAGACGCGGTGGAGTGGGCGACATTCTTTCGGCAGACCGAGGTCACGCCAGATCCGGATTCTGTGGGTGAGGAGGAGATCGAGGACGGGGCGGTAACGTACGATAAGTTGCAGAACGTTACAGCGAACACGTTGCTGGGCCGGCCCACATCGCCCGATGGCACCGTCCAGGAAATATCACTATCAGGCGGACTTGAGTTCAACACCGGCGCTCTGCGTCGAAGTGCGTTGAGTGGGGACGTAACGGTTGCGGCCGGATCCAACACGGCGACAATTGGTGACAATGTTGTCACCTTCGCCAAGATGCAGGACATCAGCACTAACTCGTTAGTGGGCCGTACGTCTCTTGGAACCGGTGATCCAGAGCTGATTAGCTGTACGGTGGCCGGTCGCGCTCTACTGGACGATTCATCCGCTGCTGATCAGCGGGCCACTTTGGGTCTCGGAACGGCTGCCACACAGAATACCGGCACGAGTGGTGCCGCTGTTCCACTGCTCAATGGCACGAACACCTGGAGTGGGGCGTCCACGCTCAACGCGTCTCTCGCGTTTGGGAATAGCGGCTACTTCATCGCGAATGCATCGTTCGGCTATCGGTTTAACGATTCGACCGACGCGGTCAATCTGCTGGTGATCAACGACTCGGGGCTCACGGAGTTGCGTGGCAACTTCAAGCTGACCTCGGTTGGTAATAAGCATCTGATCGCCGAAGGCGCGAACGCCTCGATGGGAGCTGCGACCTTGGTAGCCGGTACGGTCACGGTCAACAACACGCTCATCACCGGTAACACACGCATTTTTCTAACGGGCCAGAACTCCTCTGGCACCCATGGTGAGCTGACGATCTCGGCGAGATCGGTTGGCACGAGTTTCACGATCACATCTTCTTCAGCCACTGACACGCGCAGTGTTGCCTGGCTGCTGATCGAGCCTGCCTGATGTACGAAATCACATCGTTCAACGCGACGCTGCACTTCGAGCCGCTGGTCGTCGATCAAACACCCGAAGTTGTCCGACAGGGTGTGACAGATCTGGCCGAGGTCCTCAAGAGCCTGCCTCAGGAGGAGCTACCGGTGCAGCACGATTTTCTCGACGGTGTGTATATGCGCACGGTGTTCATGAAGAAGGACACGATCATCATCGGGAAGATTCATAAACAGGAGCACGTTGCGATCATCTCTAAGGGCTCGGCAACCGTGCTGACAGAGCACGGGGTGCAGGAGATCACTGCGCCTTACATCTTCAAATCTCCACCCGGCGCTCGACGGGCGCTGAGGATTCATGAAGACATGGTGTGGACGACCGTCCATCGCTCGGATCACAAAGATCTCGAAAGCCTGGAAGAGCAGTTGATCGCGAAAGATTTTGACGATCCGGTTCTAGTCGAGCTTGAGCAAAAGGCGAGGGCGCTTACATGAGTTGGGGCTATGTTGCCGTTGCTGCTGGAACAGTGATTGCTGGAGCGGTGTCGGCGGATGCCGCAGGCGATGCAGGCGATGCAGCGGCTCGCGGAGCCGACGCAGCGACACGAGAAAGCGCGCGCCAGTACAACACGACGCGTGCGGATCTCGCGCCCTATCGCGTAACAGGCACGGGCGCCCTCAATCAGCTGGGTCGATTGTTTGGCCTGCCGACCACGACAACCGAGCAGTGGCAGTCTCAGCAACCACAACTCGTCGGTGACACTGAGCTTCCCGCCGGCACAACCACCAAGCACGTCGGCAAAGGGTGGTACGAGGTTCACTACGGTGGACAGCGCATCGGCACGCTCCGGCCTGGCGGAGCTAATGGACAGTTCATCAACGACACCGGCGCTGACATTCCGGGATTGATGCGTCAAAGCCAGCAGCAGGCGCAGACGTCGCAGCAATCATCGGGTCCGGACATGTCGGGTTTCTTCACGAGCCCGGGCTATCAGTTCCGTCGCGACGAAGGCACGCGAGGGCTTGAGCGCTCGGCTGCAGCTCGAGGAGGCGCGTTCTCAGGTAACGCACTTCGAGCGCTTGCTGAGTTCAATTCCGGGCTCGCCTCGCAAGAGTTCGGCAACTACTTCAACCAGCTGGCGAGTGTTGCCGGGATCGGGCAGACCGCAACCAATCAGACCGCAGCCTATGGTGCGGACCACGCGGCAAACGCTGGCCGGAATGCTTTGTACGCAGGCGATGCCCGCGCTTCAGGGATCATCGGCCAGGGTAACGCGTATGGTCAGGGGATCAGTGATATTGCTGGTGCCTACGGCTACTTCAGGCGTCCGGGTGGCAGCCAGATGGATCCATGGAGACGGCAGGCGACAAACGCAGGGGTTAGCTAAGTGGCACGTCAGCAACTCTTTAGCCCGTTTCAGTCATATGTTGCAGGCCGCGATGCGCGCCAGCAATACGAGCTTGGCCAGACACGTAACAAGCTTGCTGAGCTCGAACTCGCTGACGCTCCGGCACAGATGCAGCGCCGAAATGCGCTGGCCGATACGCAGCTCCAAGGGGCTCAACTCGGCGTGCAATCGGCTCAGCAGCAACTGAGTGCTGATCAAGCCAAATTCGCCTACGCGAAATTGAAACAGGCTGCGGACTCGGGCAACCCGAAAGCCTTCATCACGCAAAACATTCCTGATCTCGCAGCGAAGCTGCAGCAGCAGGGCATCGACCTAAACTCAATGGATGATCAGTCGGTAGCTCAGCTGACTGAGAATCTCGCACGCAAGTATGCAGGCGAGGCGGGCATTGCGCCGGCGCAACCGAAGACGCCAGAGGCGTTCACGCTCGGCGCAGGACAGACAAGATTCGGTCCTGACGGCAAGCCAATAGCTTCTGCGCCAGCATCGACCGCGATGACTCCGTACCAAGAGGAACGATTGCGAATCGAGCGTGAGAAACTCAACAAGCCGTCGGCCGATACTGGTCCGCTTGTGCAAGTTGCAGGGCCTGACGGAAATCCGGTGTATGCAACGCGCGAGAATGCGGTTGGTAAACCAGCCTACGTCGCTCGCGACAAGCCCGCTGCGGCTGACCTGAAGTATCAGCGGGAGATCAAAAGCAAACAGCCTAGATTAAAGGCTGCACGCCGCCGCGTGGACCGGTTGACCGAGGCAATTGGAGAAATATCCAAGAATAAGTTGTTCGATGGCGGTCCAGTCGACCAATACGCGCTTGCATGGTCGAAGCAGGGCCAGGAAGTCGCGCAATCGAAGGCTGCGCTTCTTTCGGAATTGACGGCACTCACTCGAGTTCCCGGCATCGGATCGCAGTCTGATTTGGAAACGAGGCTTGCGTCGTTGCCTTTTCCATCGTCTGAGTTTGACCCTGAGGTCAACGCAAAAGCTGTCGCGGAGATACAAGCGTTCGTCGCTGACCTTGAGGATGCTTATGGGGCGGTCGAGGGCGAGTTCCAGAGTCAGGAAGCACCATCGCCGCTGGCGACCTCAGTCAATAGCGGTGGTCCGAGAGCTGGCTCCGTTGAGGACGGTTATCGATTCAAGGGCGGCGATCCATCCAATCCGGCGAGTTGGGAAAAGCTGTAATGCCTGGCCCTTGGGAAAAATATAGGTCTGCCGATCCCGGCGGTGACGCGATCAAGCAGGCTCAAAGCGATTACCCCTACTTGGCGAACAGTGGGCTCGTTGCGACGTATTCTGGGAAAGGAGGCGGAAAGCGGAAGCTCGAATATTGGCCTCGTGGCGAGCCGGGAAATGCTCGGACGCCGCGGCCTTCGTCGATTCCAATCGACAAAGCGGGAGTAGAGATTTTTGATCGTGACGTGTCTCCAAAAGACATCCTTGCTGATTATGTTTCACATGAGGCGGTCACGTCTGATCCGCGATTGAGGCAACTCTATTCAGAGTTCCAGGCAACGGTGCCCGATGCCACGATGCGAGAGCGATACGAATATCACAGGAAAAATCTCGGTGAGGACCGTGATTATGAGACGTGGCGAGAACGAACAGGGATGCCGGAATACTTCCGCGGCTACACCTTCGACCAGTGGCAAGATGCAAAGCGCTTCTACTCGCCCGAGCAGCTTAGAAAGCTCGACGAGATACGGAGTTATATTGGCGTAGGCGAGTCTCAGGCTGCAGCCAGCGGTCCATGGTCGAAGTATCGATCGGCGGCTCCGAAAAATTCACCTGACGAATTCGCCAACGATCCATTACTGTCCAACGAAGCCATCGGGAAACTTTCAGCCGGCGAATCATCAACCGTCACTCCGTCTCCGGAGCCCTCAGCGTTCCGAGGCGCTCGAAAGTACCTGTCACGCGTGGATGACGCCTTTGGTCATCTCAATCGTGCCGAACCTTCGGCGGGATTGGGTACGTTGGAAGCGCTGGCGACATTGGGTACAGGTGCGGTAGCAGCTCCCATCTTGGGCACGGCCGAGTCGATCGCTCTTGGCACTGACCCTGATAAATCCTTTGCCCGCTACACCTACCAGCCCCGAACCGAAAGCGGTCGAGCCCAACTGGGGGTGATGGGAGCACTGGTGAGTCCCTTGACTGAATCCGGCGCTGATGTTGCGCTAGCTCCGCTGTTCGCGGGGGAGTCCCGGGCTCTGGCGGCTAACCCTGCTAGAATCCCGCCCAATGCTCGTCGTTCTCGTACTAGTCCTAATTCTGTTCCTGGTGAGCCAGCACCGGTGGCTGGGGCTGGTGTTGCTGGCGAGGCGGTTCCTTCGCCTGCCGTTCAAGGGCGGAAAGCCGGATTGGGCTCCGTACCTAAAGAAACTGTCCCGACGCGGGCCGAGCTCGCCGAAGCGGCGAAAGCGGCCTACAAAAAAGCCGACGAAGCTGGAGTGGTAGTTAGCGAGAACAGTCTGAAAGGGCTGAAAACTCGCATCGTATCGCTCTCCAAGAAAGAGGGCTTGGATAAGGACCTCCATCCAGACTCGGCGGCAGCCCTGAAGCGAGTGACCACGGCCAAGGGGGATCTCACGCTGACCGAGCTTGAGACGCTGAGAAAGATTGCCAAAGACGCGCAGGGCTCGATCAAGCCAGCCGACAAGCGCATCGCCAGCATGATCGTCGAGGAACTCGACAACTACATCGATAACCTGTCCGAAGCTGATGTAGTTGCTGGAGACGCCACCAAGGTCAAAGCGCTCAAGGAAGCGCGTGGTCTGTACTCACGCGCCAAGAAATCAGAAGTCATCGAAGAGTTGATGCAGCGAGCGCAGGACTCATCGTCACAGTTCTCAGGCTCGGGCCTTGAGAACGCCATTCGCACGCAGTTTCGCGGCCTCGCAAAGAACAAGAAACAAATGCGTATGTTTACCGCTGAAGAGCAGGCGGCGATTCGTCGGGTTGCTAACGGTGGTCCTGTCGAGAATGCAGCTCGGTTTATAGGCAAGTTTGCTCCGACTGGCGTCGTTTCCGGCGTCCTCACGGGCGGGGCGGGGGCCATGATCGGCGGACCGCTGGGAGCAGCTTTGCCACTAGCCGGCCTCGGTGGCCGTGCGGCTGCGACGCGCATGACGATGCGCAACGTCGCGCGTGCTGACGAACTCATGCGGCTTGGGCCTGCTCAATCGAATGCGCTCGCCAAGCAGAAGGCAGAGCGTAAGCGTAACGCGCTCGCCGATTTCTGATATCTGAATCAGTTTGAAACGGAGCCCGCCTTGTGCGGGCTTTTTGTTTTGGAGCCCTACTAATGCCTCAAATATTCGTCCTGCCGCGACAAGTGGCATTGGATGATGATGCCAATCCGCTGTCTGGAGCGCTGGCATATTTCTATCAGACTGGCACAACGACCTTGCAGGCTGTGTACTCTGATCGCGCTTGCACCACTCCCCATAGTAATCCGCTGGAAGCGGACACAGCCGGTCGATTCCCAAAGGCGTACTACAACCCAAACGCATCCGCCAATTATCGAGTCCGCATTACGACTGCAAGCGGAACTCAGTTATATCAGGAAGACGACATTGACCGGTTTACGATCTCATCCGATGAGATCCTCGACGCCGTCTATGACATCACAACGAGAGAGACAACCGCTGGGTTGACACTGGCTGACATCGATCAGCGCTATCCGCCGGGAAACGTCTATCGATACGGAACGAACACGACGCCAGGCACAACGGACATGACGACCGCGATCCAGCGGGCGCTCGATTGTAATGACGTGATTGAACTTCCGGACGACGAGATTGCGTTCACGTCGTTGACTTGGCGATTCCGCCGCACGATACGTGGACAGGGACCGCGCAATTCCGTGCTGAAGCAGCTTGCAAGCATGAACGGCTCCAGCACGCCAGCAATCACGTTGGATCCTGGCAAGCCGCCGGCTGGATTTTCCGATGGGACGGACATCTCAGATGGCTGCTACCGAGCCGATAATTTTGGCGTGCTGGTCACGTCCCAGACCGGAATCTACTGTAACTCATCGTCGATGGCGTCGATGTTCATGTCGGACCAACTTCGATTAGTGAGCCGACAGGCTGCGCTTAACGGGCCTGTTCCTTATTCCACCATCAGCAATCAGCGAGCAATCTGGTTCGAGGCGGGCGGTGTTACATCAGCATTTTTCTCGCACCATCGCAATCTAGAGATCCGTGCGTTTGATCTCGCGGTGGAAGCCAGTGGGGGCGTAAACGAATGGACCCTTCATGGTTGGATTATTGATTGTCGGGTTGCAATCCGCCTAAGCGGTAGCAGCACCTGGGATATGAGCGGACTTACCATCGAGAGTGGGGTGCAGAACGCAAGAGCGCTTCAGACCTTTGGAGCCTGCTCCAATCTCAAATGGATTGGCGGTCGATGGGAGCTCACCCAGTCAGGTAGCTACGGCATTGAAGGGGATGGAACGACCACGGGTAACAATTGGAGGTTCGCCGGGATCAATGTGTTGATCGACAGCGATGCGAGCGCGATTCCAGGGCGCAAGTGGACCGGCACGCTGCCAAACGATGTCGTCTTCGAAGGCTACGATGCCTCGCCGTTGCCTTTCATCATCATCCCCAACCTCGTCACATTACGTTTGCCGAACTTGCTCACGCTCGGCGGGACGAGTCTAGGAAATGCACTGATCACGCTAGGCCGTAACGCGGGAGGCGCGGCATGCACGATCGGTCACGACGGCACGCACATGGAGATACGGGCCGGCAACTCACTAGAACTGTTCACTGGCGCCACTCTTCCGGCTGCAACGCTCGATGACTCCATCGTAGCGGGCAACACGCGCCTGCTCCTCTACGACGTAGATAACGGTCAGCTCGAGCGTGTGACCGTCGGCGCGGCCGATTCTGGTGGTACCGGTTTCAAGCTCCTTCGCATTCAGAATTGATGGGCACAACATGAATGAACTTCTCGACGATACGAAATCAGTCCTTCTGTTCCTGATGGGAGCGGTTATGACGCTATTCGGCTGGATCGGTAAGCGTGCTCTCAATCGACTTGATGAGTGCGTGACTCGGGACGAATTGACGAAAACGCTATCCCAGATGCGCGAGGATCGTCTGCAAATGCATCGAGAAAATCGTGAGGAGCTGCGATACATCCGCGAGCGCGTGGATGGGATCGCGGACCGCCAATGATTGAGATTTTTGGGCTGTTTTTCGTGGCGTGCTTTTTTCGGCTGGTGGGTCCGATGGCATGAGTCTCGTGTATTTCTCGATTGGTGAGTTTGCGTGCAAACATTGCGGTGAGAACAAGATCGATGTCGCTTTCGTCAAGGAGCTTGACGACCTGCGCCATCGATATGGAAGGCCGCTCATTGTTACATCTGGTTATCGCTGCCCGATTCACAATGCCAAAGTTTCGAGCACTGGTCGTGACGGTCCGCACACAACCGGCCACGCCGCTGACCTTGCTGTGGATAGGGCAGACGCATTCCGCTTACTGCGTATCGCAATGACGATGCGATTCACTGGTATCGGCTTCCAGCAGAAGGGCGGCGGTAGATTCATTCACCTGGATGACTTGCCGAGCACTGCCAGTACACCTCGGCCCACTATCTGGAGCTACTAATGGGCATTTCGATTCCAATTATCGACGGTATCTTCAAGATCATCGACAAGGTGATTCCAGATCCACAGGCGAAAGCGCAGGCGCAGTTGCGAACGCTTGAGATGCAGCAGGCCGGTGAGTTCAAGCAGCTCGAAACCGATCTGCAGCTCGCTCTGGGACAGTTGGAGGTCAACAAGATCGAAGCGGCTGCACCAGATTTGTTCCGCGGTGGATGGCGACCCGC